CCGCGAAAACAGAAGAATTGACGGAAAAAGCGATGGCGGCGGGACTGTCTATCGACAATATGAATAATTCGTCAATGCGCGCGGCGTCAATGGTTTCAGGTATAGCCGCGCAAGCTCTTGCAGGAAATAGCGCTATAGCTAAAATGGGCATTGGTGCGTTAAATACGGCGTCGAGCCTTGTTAAACTTACGGGCGATACTAAAGCGGCGCAAATGGCGATGTTAGGGGCCACAGTAGCTTTTGCAGCTGCTTTTGCGCTAATTAACACGCAAAACCCGGTCTTAAAAACATTCGGAGTTATTATTGGGGGCGTCGCCGCCGCGCTGGCCGCTTTTACGCTAACGTCAAAACTGGCGGCAATAGGAGTTATTCCGCTAAACGCCGCGTTATGGGCTAATCCTTTGATTATAATAGGCGCGGCGGTTGCCGCAATTATTTTAGGCGCGGCGTACGCTTTGGGAGTATTCGGCAGTGAGTCGCAGGAAACAGCGTCCGACATCGACGAAATGAACGCGGCTATGGCGGAAATGAGCGCCGGCGTATCAAATATGGAGCAGGAAATCGCCGCGTCCAACAAAGCTATGGAGCAAGGCGAAACAATGGCTAAAAGATATGCGGATTCTATGAACCGTATAAAACAAAGTTTCGGCGAATGGGATATGAACGCTTCTTATGCGAAAATATATAACGACCGCCTTAACGATTTATTGTCGACGCAGAATAAAACCGCGGACCAGTTTAACGAAATGAATTATATCGTCGGGCAGTTAAACAGCATGATGCCCGGATTAAATTTAGGGATTGACAATGCGACTGGCGCGTTATACCGCGAAAACGACGAAATTAGAACTCAAATTGATAATATAAACGAATTAATAGGTTCGTATATCAAGCTGGCGCAAGCTAAAGCACAATCGGAAGTTTTGGGCAAGATGATGACGGAATCAATGGAAACGCAACTTCGAATTGAACGCGAATACGGGTCTATAGAAAATTTGCAAGCGCAAGCCACGCAAGCAGACCTAACTAAAGACGTAAATATCGTTAGCGAATTACAAAGATTAAAGCTATTTGACGATTCGTTAAGCGGCGCGTTAGACGCTTTTAATTATATAAAAACCGGAGAAGGGCTTCAAGGCGAATGGGCGCAAGCGCTTGGCGAAGGATTAATAACTAAATATACGCGCGAAATGGAAACTGAATTTGCGCCTATATTCGACGCGTTATCGACATACGAAGCCGCCGGCGAAGACATGAACTGGATTATCGAGCGTATGGCGCAATATTTTGAGGAAGAAACAAAAGCTAATCAAGAATTACTTGACGAAAAAATAATTATACCTGGATTTGAAAACAGAAAAATCGACGTAGGCACAGTAGACAGTATTAAAAATGAAGTACGTCTTGCGGAAGAAGACCTAAAAATGTTTGTAGATAGAGCCGAACGCGATTACGTAGTGCAGGTTAATCAATTATCTCCGAGTATATCGGTAGACGTAACCAACGAAAACGGCGAAAACCTCGACGCGAATACGATAGCCGACTCAATAAAAATAATACTGGAAGAACAAATAGCGACGCACACGAACGCGGCGTACGCGTATTAATATAAGTTAGGAGGCTTGTGAATGTCGGCGACGCAATACGGATTATATTTTAATAAAGAAGGCGTGACGATACGGATTCCGATTAATCCACAGGAATATACTATCAAATACCCGTCCGACAATACGCGATATAACGTTCTCGGTTTAGGCGAAATAATTATACCGAGATTGCCGAAACTGCAGCAAATATCGTGGGAAAGTTATTTCCCCGGCGCTGAAAATGATACGCTGGCGCTTATAAGCGGCGGATTTAAACCGCCCGAATTTTATATCGATACTTTTAAAAAGTACCAGGCCTCGGAAGAACCCGTAAGATTTATCGCAAACAGGGTTATGGAAGACGGCGAAGCGATATTCGATACGAATATTCAAGTTATTGTTGAAGATTTTGAAGCCAGCGAAAAAGGCGGCGAAACGGGAGATTTTTATTACAGAATATCGCTGTCGAATTACCGTGATTATACTCCGCAAAAAGTTACTATACGTCCCGTCGAAAATAATACTGTTTCCGCTACCGCTACGGAGCAGAGAAAAGTGCCGAACGACGTTATAACCGTAGGCGATACCGTTATCGCGAACGGGCGGTACTGGTATACTTCTTACGGCGAGTCCCCCTTCGGCAATGCGAATAATACGACGACAACGGTAACGCGCATAGTGCAGAGCCCGAAGTCCGGGCAAAGTTATCCGGTTTGTATTGGAAATTTAGGCTGGCTGCAAATGAGCCAGCTGAAAAAGGGGTGAGCGCTTTTTGAAATCTGAATTATTAATACAGAATAGCGGGAATGAAATATTTGAAATTTCAAAAAGCGCCGAAAAAGTCGAATATACGACGAGCCGGACGGGTTCTCCCGGAAAGCTGTCGTTCAGCCTGCTGGAAACTCCCGGTTTAAAATTTGAAGAAGGCAATACGGTCAGGTTTTCGTTAAACGGTGCCGCCGTATTTTTCGGTTATATTTTCGTTCGTACAAAAAACAGATGGGGGCAAATATCAGTAGTCGCCTACGACCAGACGAGATATTTAAAAGCGAACGAGTCTTATATATTTACTGGAATGAACGCCGGGCAGATAATACAGCATATAGCCAACCAGTTTAATCTTAAATGCGGCGTTCTCGAAAATACGGGTTACGTTATACCTTCGCTTATTCGCGAAAATAAATCATGTCTGGATATTATAAGCTACGTAGTAGAGCTTACGACCCGTAACACCGGTAAGATATTTATATTTTACGACGACGCGGGTTTTCTATCGTTGAGACAAGCGGCAAACCTTATGACCGACGTAGTTATAGGTACGAAAAGTTTACTGACTGATTACGATTACAAATCTGAAATCGACTCCGACACGCACAACCAGATTAAATTAGTGCGGCCTAATCAAGATACCGGACGCGCCGACACATATATTTTTAAAGACTCCGCGACCATAGATAAATGGGGCTTGCTGCAAAGATATGAAACGGTTCACGAATCAATGAACCCGGCGCAAATCGCCGAACAAGCGAAAACTATGCTCGTGTATTACAACAGGGCTTTGCAGACGCTTACTATTCAGAGTCTCGGAGTTCCGGGCTTGCGCGCGGGTTCTATGGTTATGCTGAATATACCGGAGTTAAACGATATAAGCCCCAGCCAGTATTTTCTGCTGGATAAAGTGACGCATACGTTTATAAGCGGCGTACATACGATGAATATGCAGACACGGGTTATTTCGGCGTAAATGCAGAAGGAGAAAAGCGTAAAATGGGAGATTTAATCGGTACTATCCAAAAAATAGTAGAAAATTATATTAAAAATATGGGAATTACCGATATGGTAATCGGTACGGTCACAAACGATAACCCTTTGGAAATAACGCTTGTCAGCAATATGCTGCCGATACCTGCGGAAGCGATTATACTGACAGAAGCGGTCGCGGAAAAGAAAATAAAAGCCAGCGGGCATAGCCACCAGATAAAAACGCTTTCCCATAACCACGCTACTTCCGACCAGACGACTTCCGATTATACACATACGCATACTGTTCCGCAACATCAGACGGAAGTAGCAATAGTCAACAATCCCAGCCCGTCTTACCAACCTTCCGAAGATTATTATCACGACCTTAGTACGCATTATCACGACGTGCTGCAAAACGATACTTCCAGCAATACGCATAACCATACTTATCCCGGACGCGCGACGTCAGACGGGCTTACGGGCAGTTATCTCACGGAAATAGCAGAAGAAACTATTACGAGTAACGGCGGAACCGACGAAAGCGGGTACGCCGTAATAAACCGTTCGCTGCGTAAAGGAGATAAGGTAATTATGCTGCGGGTATTGAACGGTCAAAATTTTATCGTGCTGTCCCGCGTATTTTAGAAAAGAGGTGTTACAGTGCTTCCTAATCAAGTCGACGGTATCGGGCTCGATACGGCGATAGAATTTGAAGATTATCCGACTTATACGTTTTACGTCGACCCTATATCGCAGCAGGTTTTGCGAATGGAAGACGGGCTGACCGCTATGAAGCAAGCCGTACAAATTATATTCAGCGTCGAAAGATATAAATGGCAGATATTCAGTCCGAACGCCGGTATAGAGCTCGAAGGATTGGTTGGTATGGACTTCGGATTTATAACGAGCGAATTAAAGAGACGGATAGAAGAAGCGTTAATACCGGACAACCGGATTTTAGGCGCGAGCGATTTTACGTTTAAACAAACGGACGCCGACGTATTTTTCTGTTCGTGTACCGTAAATACCGTATTCGGAAATTTTCAGACGGAATTGGAGTTGATGATAAGTGCTTGATTTTTCAAGAGAAACGCAAGAAAATATTTTAAGAAGGCAGCTTAACCGGGTGACGAATTCGCTCGATAAACGCGAGCTTTCGTTAGTCCAGACTGCGCTCGATCCCGCAAGCTGGGAGATAGAAGGGATATATCTTGACTTGACGAAAATCCAGCGAAACGCTTTCGCGTTGTTTGCGGTCGGCGAATACCTGGAATATAAAGTGGCGGAACGCGGGATAACGAGAAATCCCGCGACCCCCGCGAAAAGGTTAGGGTTATTCGACGCGCCGCTGTCGATAGGTAACAGGTTTTCGACGATAGCCGGAAATAATTCGATAACTTTTTTCGCGTCGAAGGATTTAGGCTTCGACGGTACGCATTATAATTACGAACTGACGGCGGAAACGGCGGGTATCGTC